CATATTCTCCATAAAATATAAAGTGTACTATGGCACTTTTAATGGCATGACAGGGACACAAATGTCTTTGGACTTGCCAGAAGTTAGCCAAGCAACTGGATTAGTACCCGGAGTAGTAGTAAATGAAGTAGCTTATTATTCTGGCGCTACACCCCCGGTATATACCATTATTGATCCAGCAAGCTATTACTATGATCCAACTGGCAATAAAGTAATTGTTACTGGTATCCCTGATTCCGCTAGTCAAATTATGACTAACCCAATTGTTTGTACTTATACAACTAATTCAAGTCCATTGGCACAGTATCCTGTGATTCAACAGGCTGGATTATTGCTTTTAACCCATTTATATAACAACCGCAGTAATACTTTTAATGGCAAATTGGATGAAATCCCTTTTGGGGTGGCTCAATTGCTTAGACCCTATAAGCCTTTGGTGATGTAATGGCTATTGCTCGGTATGAAAATATTACTGTAAATAATGTAACCAATTCTGTTGATGAAATTGGGCAATATACTACTACCATAACTAAATGGTTTGAAACTAGGGCTAGGGTGCAAGATGTCCACAATAACCTACAAATAAACAAAGAAACCCGAATTTATACCGATTTAGTGAAACTTGTGTTGAATTACACCCCATATACTAAATCAATGGTGGACAATCAACCGCTTTATTCAATCACTTGGCGCAACCATGATTGGCGAATTACTGATTGTTTTGAATCGAATGATCGCATGAATGTTACATTCCTGTGCTATAGAAATGACCCGGTTGTCCCAGTATGAGCCAAACCAATATCTATGATTATGCTAAAGCTATTCAATATCAATTGGCTAGTATTGTTAGCCCTGTGCCTGTATATGCCAACTTCAACCGCAATTTTGCTTCTGAGCCTAAGTTTGTTACTTGGCAGTTAAGAAATGCTCATCAGCCTGTATATACCGGGGTTAATCAGAATAATAAAGGTATTGATCGCCCAATATTCCAAATGAACATATATTCACAGAATATGCAAGATGCTTTTAATATTGCCAATTCTATAATACAATCATTACATGGATATAATGGGCAATTTGGTGGTATAAGCGGTTTTTATATTGCCAAAGCCGATGTGATTATGCTTTACAATACATACGATAATACTGTAGGTTTGCAACAGATAACAATGGATTGCACCTTAGATATTCCGACATAAGATAGCATCTATTAATTATTTTTAAAAGGAATTAAAATGGCTCTCCCAAATAAAGTGTTACCCGGATTCTCGGCATCGCTATGGTGTCAGACTGGTGCAAACCCTACTCCATTCACAGTTTCAAACTTATCAGTTTGGACAGGCGAAGTAGCAACTCTAGTAGGTACAGCGGCTAATGGTACTGGCGCTGATGGCGAACAGTTAAATGTTGAAGCTATCCCTGCTTTTGGTCAAGATGATGCATCTGCTTCCTTCATGGTTGCTGGTAGCCGTCAATCAGATCAAATCCCTACACAAGCAAAACCTACTTCAATGACCATTGTTGCCCCTTGGAATCCAAGTGATGCAGGATTGTTATTGATGAGAGCAGATGCTTATAGCGGTGTTATTGATCGCACTTTTGTTGTAGCCGCTGTAGAAGGTGAAAATACTGTTGCTTATGCTTTCAATGGTCGAGTAGGCGAATTCAAGGTTGATGCCGCACCCGGCAAAGAAGCAACTGCGACATTCACAGTTCATCCTAGGGGCAATCAATATGGTTGGTCAAACAATACATAATATGACATCACCTACAACAATAGAAAACAGCACAGACCTATTAAGTTATTTGTTAAGCCAAGCTAATTCTGGAGTAAAGAATTGGTTTGGTTTTTCTCAACAGCGAATAACAGGCATTTATTTGGCGCATGAAATTGCCAAGCATCATGCTGATAAATTTACCCCCGATGAAATTGCTGATTATGTTATTAAGTTAAATAATTCCATATATCAAAAAATGATTCGGAGTGATGGAAATGGCTGAACAGTCGGTCAAATTTAAGTTTGAAGGTGGTGAAGAATTCCTAGAACTTCTAAACCAAATCAGCGATGATTTTGGCGAAAAAGATGCTAAGAAAATTCTAACTAGCGCAGTCAAAACTTCAATGACCCCAGTTCTAATGATGGCTAAATCATTAGCCCCTGTAGATACTGGCGCATTGGCGGCATCCCTTAGAATTGAAGCTAGGCGACCAACTCAAAAAGATAAACACTCTCGGTATATTAAAACTACCGATACAATCATTGGCACAGTTACTACAGCGCCCGGCAATGTTCTTAAAAATAGATCATTCCACAATCTTCATGCCCCTGCCAATCAGCGCATCAAACAAGTAGGTATTCCAAGTGATGCTAGAGCCAATGTTCAAGAATTTGGAAGCTATAAGATGGCGGCACACCCATTTATGCGCCCTGCATTAGAATCTAGAGGTATAGAAGTAGTAGGAAGCCTAGGTAGAATATTGGGCGAAAAATTAGAAAGTTACAGAGCAAAACAATATAGAAAAGGTACATTATGAATCAATTTGCAAATGCTTTAGGTAAGTCTTTTAACAAAGATACTTTAAGAATTCGATCATTCGACATGGGTGGGCATACTTTTAAAGTTAAAGTGCCATTAACTGCCGAATATGAGAATATGCTTGAAGCTGTCAAAATTATTGATGATAATAAAGTTAATCAATATTATGATGATTTATCTAAAGAATTTATTAATAATAAAGCTGAGTTTGAAAAGCAAGAAGATGTAGTATTTACAGATAATGATATATTATTAAAAGGCACTTCATTAAGAGAAACTGCTAAAAATAAAGCTATTCTTGAAAACCGCATTTTGTCATTAATTAAATTAATAATGCCAGAAGAAGAAGGTTTTGATATGTCCACTATTACTTATGATATGGTGGAAGAATTATTCCCATTTTCGGTTCAAATTCAATTAATTGAAGAAATTAGTCTTGTTATTTCTCCATCTTATAAAACTGTCAGGGGAAAGTCCTAGGATCAGTTCGTAGGCAAGTTAAAGCATATTTGACTGCTCATGGTACTGATCCAAATGAAGTTAATGAAGAAACCTTTAATGACATTTGTTTGATGTTTTCAGATGGATTAATAGGAAATTATAGGATTATAGAAACCCTTGGGAATTTAACCGCAGGGGTTTATAATTATATGCGAAGTGCAACAGCACCCCCATATAAACTACAAGATATTATTCCTACAGTTTATGAGTATTTATATCCACCATTGTCGGAAGAAGAAAAGAAAAATGCGGTAAGTAAACAATTAATAGCCTTTGCAATGATGCATCCGGGCGCACCAAAAGAGTTAGTGGAAAGATATAAATGAGCAATAATATCGCTAGGTTGGGTGTAGTAATGGGGCTAGATACCGCCGAGTTCACTACTGGACTTGATAAGGTAGAGAAACAATTAAGCAGTTTCAAAGACAAATTAATGGAGTTTGCCAGCGTTGCCGCATTTGTTGAAATGACAAAAAAGGCAATGGAATATGCTGATACCATTACCACTACTGCCAAAGCTAATGATGTTACAACCGCATCTGTTTTAGAACTTTCCAAAGCATTAGAAGAAAATGGCGGTAGCGCAGAAGAAACTGGGCGCATCTATTCTGGGTTTAATCAAAAAGTAGAAACAGCCGCATTAGGTAGTGCCAAGGCGCAAGAATCATTTAGAAGGTTAGGAGTTTCATTATCCGACATTAAAAGCCTTTCATCCCAAGATTTGTTTGAAAAAACCATTACTGGATTGGCAAAAATTGAAGATTCAGTAACTAGAAATGGTATTGCTTTCCAAACCCTTGGAAAAGGTATCCGAGGTGTTGATATTGTTGGACTTGCTCAAACCTTAGAAGAAGCTAAAGGTTCATTTGATAGATATGCTGAAGCTGTCAATATGGCGCATGAACTTCATTTAAAAATTGAAGCATCTGGCAGAAAAGTAACTTTGATGTTTACAGAAGCAGTCATTCCTACTTTGCTGGTTGTTTACAATGAATTTACAAAAGCTGGCGGTGCATTGGATTATGTGTTTTCTGCGCTAAAGTATCTTACTGTTGGTTTTGCTATCTGGGCAGAAGCCGCTGTAGTAGCGGTCAAATATGTAATTGATGTAATTAAGATGTTGGCTTATACAGTTAATGATCTATTGACATTAAGCATTGATAAAGCCATAGAGCACTTTAAAGGCGGTTTATCCGAAATAAAAAAAGATGGTTCGGATTATATTGAATTTTTACAAAAACTAAAAAAAGCCAATACTGAAGCATCTGGCGGCGGCGGTAATGGCGGTTCAGCGGATAGAGATGTTATTAATGCCAATGCTAAAAAATTAGGATTAGCACAAGGATTAACTGCTGAATATAAAAGACAGGCAGACCTACAAATACAAATGGCTATTCAAGCCAGAGAATTATTAGGATTGACTAAAGATGAGCAAGTAGTTCAAGCCGAAGTTAATAAAGTAATTGATGCCAATCAAAAAGCTAGAGATGCTATTGATAAACAAATTGCCGCCGCAAAAGGTACTCAGGGCGGTGCGGCATTAATAGCGGAATATGAAAAACAAAAAGCCGCTATTTTAAGTTTAAGAGATACTTATATTACAAGTGCTAAAGATCAAGTTCAAGCTACTATTGATTTCCAGAGGACATTTAGTTTTGGTTGGAAAACTGCTTGGGATCAATTTAAAGAAGATGCAAATAATTCTGCAAAAGAAGCAGAGCAATTATTTTCATCTGTTACTGGTTCAATGACTAATGCATTAGATACTTTTATTACTACTGGTAAATTTAATTTTTCTAGTTTTGCTCAAAGTGTTATTCAAGATATTATGAAGATTGAAGCCAGAATGTTAATGATGAAAGCCATTACTGGTATTGGCAATGCTTTTGGTGGTGGTTTATTTGCTGGTGGCGCATCAACTCCCGGTGGCGCTTATGGCGCTGATTTTATGACTGCGGCTGGTGGTGGGGATATTCCAGCAGGGCAAGCAACTTTAGTAGGAGAAAATGGACCAGAATTCATTAGACCAGCTGGATCATCAACTGTTATTCCAAACAATCAATTAGGTTCTGCATCAAGTGGTGGCGGTGTTACCTATAATGGTCCATATATTGCTAATATGTCAGCCATTGATACTCAATCAGCATTGCAATTTATTGCTAAAAATCAAAATTCAATTTGGGCGGCAAATCAAGCGGCACAAAGATCATTACCGCAAAGTAGATAATTATGCCTAATTTAACAACCATACTTGCTGTTTCTGAATCAATAATGATTAATGATCATCGATTTGTTGGACAAATTCTTTCTAGAAATGAAAGAATTGTTACTAGCGAAGTATTAACAGTAGTTCCATTTCAATTTACAATGAAGCCAATGGCATATCTTTTATATAGCCAAAATAGAGCCTTATTAGCTAATTTAAGAAAATATGATCGATCATTAACTCAATATCTTAATTTTGCTTCTACTGGATGGGTAAATTATATTGCTTATCAAGGTGATATGACATCTGGTCAAATTGCTACTTGCCAATGGCAAACAAGTTCTACAGGAACAAACCTTGTATTAGGAAATTTACCTAGCATTTCATCTACTCTTTATATTGTTAAAGCTGGCGATTTTTGTCAAATGGATAAATATGCTTATATTGCCACTACTGATGTTTTAAGAGGATCAGGAACTACAGTTACTATTCCAGTTCATCGCACTATTCTTACAGCTTTAACTTCTGTTCAAAATGCTGTTATAGGACAGTATGGAACTACCATTAACATGGGTGGCTCTACTTATGCTGGTGTAACTTTTCCAGTTATATTGCAACTCTATCCAACTTATAATTTAGTGCCAATGACCAATGATTCTTTTATTCAATGGTCAGGTAACTTTCAAGCAATTGAGGCAGTAACATGAGTACAACAATAATCCCAATTGAAGGCACAAACAATATAAGA